CTAAAAGAAATTACTGGTGAACCTTTTCAAACAATCTTCTGTTATACTATAAAATGACTCAGAAGTCACCTTGATAGTAGTCATCGTATAATAATTTGTTAGTAGTATTTGTTTTTTCATATAAGTAGAGTTTGTTATTTGTTTGGTCCGCATGTAGCTGTGAAGCTGGATGCGGATTTTTATTTGTTTCCGCATGGATAAAGGTATTTAAGGGTATTAGTATTGTTTTATACATCGTTTCTGTCTAACTTTGTTTGCTCAAAACAAGGATTCAACTTTACAAATACTTTACAAAAAACTTTACACGATTATGGCTACGGTACAATGGGTAATCTTCAAGCATCATAAGAAATCCGATGGGACATACAACCCCAAGATACAGATAATACATAAGAGCCTGTCCGCTTACATTCCTTCTGGGGTTAATACGGAATGTGTTCGTTTCCGAAAAGGGCACTCTTCTGGATCTGTAACGGATAGCTCTATCGAGGACAGCCTAAATGATAAAGTAAGGAAGATTCGTGCTATCCTGAATGAGAAAGAAGAAATCATCTCTGAAATGGATACGGCAAAGGAGGTGAAGGATTATGTCTTGAAGATATTGGATGCCGGTAGTGAGATTGACTTTCTTCGGTTCGCCAATGAGTATAAGGATAAGATAAAGAATGAATCCACGAAAGCTTATAATGTCACGAGAATAAATGCGTTAACGAATTATGTGGTAGAGAAAACAGGGAAACCGTCTCTTCCTATAAGCAAGCTTACCCATAAGTTGTTAAAGGATTACGAGGATTGGTTGCGGACAACTAATCGGAAGAGCAAGAAAGCCGACAAAGAAAAATGCGGATTAAGTGAAAATAGTATCAATTCCTACATGGGGGCTCTCTCTATTATCTTTAACGCTGCAAAGAAAAAATACAACGACTATGATGTGGGAGACATCCTTATAAAAAATGATCCTTTCAAGGTGTATTCCCCTCCCAGAATAGAAACAACTTCTAAGAGGGCGGTTGAGAGAGAGACTATCCGAAAAATCTTTAACTATCATTCGGACAAAGAAGTTCCGGAAATGACAAGGGATCTCTTTTTGATGTCGTTTTTCTTGGCGGGAATGAACCTAGCGGATATCTATGATTGTGGGCCGTTTGGGGACAGGGTAGAGTATACGAGGAAAAAGACACGTACCCATAAAAAAGACAAGCCGTTTTTGTCGTTGATGATGCATCCGATAATCGCAGATATAATAGAGAAATATAGGGATAAGGATGGCATAAGGGGATTTTGCTTCTATAAGATGTATTCGAATATGCCGGCCTTCCATCAAGCCGTGAGAAGAGGCATTTCCGTGTTAAGGAGAGAGTTGTCCTTGCCGGATCTGACTTATTATGCGGCTCGTCATTCATTCGCTACGATCGCTCGTAATGAATGCGATATTAGCATGGACGATATAGCCCTTTGCCTAACTCATGAATCGGGGCACGATATCACGGATACCTATGTCAAGCTAGATTTTAGCAGGGTGGACAATGTTATTAATAAAGTAGTAGATCATGTCTTTAAAGAAAAAGCCGGGGTGTGATGCCCCGGCTTAATTATTACTTTTTGAGATTTGTATAACCATGAAAATTTAGCTGAATATCGGGGGCTTTCATATCTTCCTTGAAGATGTTGCTATAATATTCAGCTACTCGATCCTTGTTTCTTTGGTAGAGACGCTGTTCACGAGTCGTAGCTTTATTTACTACTTTCTTGTTCATAGTGATGCAAAGATAGTCTCTGATTTTGATTTTATTTCAGTGTTATCTATATTTTATTTAAGTCAATATTAAACCCTATAGCTCTCATTTCTTTAGCGATTTCAAATTTCCATGCTCCTTTTTTATCCATTGTGATATAAACGACTCCACTGATATCTCCAGGATCTTCTATTTTTCCTTTATCTAGTTCTTTCATTAACGCACAGACTCGATATCGACCTAATTTCCCTATTAAAAAACCATGTTCAAAAACAACATTCTGCCTTGCTCTTGGATTTAATACAGCTTCTGTGTTATTTTCTCCCCCTTTATCACATGGGGTATAAAGAACTATTGCATATCCAACATCTGTGTAATGAGCAAGTTTCTCTATGATAGTTCTTCCACTATTGGCTTGTTCATGCAGTATTATTGCAGTTAATCCTTGTTTTTCTAAAAATCTTGCAACAGATTCCTTTGCTGCGTCATCATGTCCATGAACTATAAAAACTTTATCATTGTTGTATATCATAGTTTCAGTATTTTTTTCTTGTGCTGATTTATTCTTAATTCTATCAATTAGTATATTCCAATCACAACGTATCGCTTGAAAATTATCGTGGAGTCTAAATCCATTTCCACTATTATCAATTGATTTTATTTTTATATAATCTTCATCGGTTGTAGTAAAGAATTTGCGAAATAGAATCATTGATTTTTCATACCATCTGTGATATAAATTTATAATTTCCCCATTATTTACTTTTGAGAAATCTGCTGTAGCAGATTCGTATTGTTCAAATAGTTGTTCTACTTCTTTTGTTTCCTCAGTCTTTTGATTTACTAATTCTGTTTTATGTGCTGTGGAATCATTTTTTTGCATCTCTAATTCTTTCTTTACAGATATTTCATACTCATCACACCATTTTTCAATTATAGGATATTTCCCATTTAATAATAATCTTGTGTTATTAAGCCATGAATAGTAATATTCAAAGTAATATGGAGTATCTCCATTTTGTAAACTCTTTCTTTTTACGTAGCTACTAATCAATCCTCTTAACCAATAATCAAGATACTCATATCCTTTTGGTATCACTGCCTCTAATTCTTGAAGGAAGACCTTGTTATTTTCCTTTATAGAAATAGCGCATAATTGTTTAGGGCTACATTCTTTTCCTAGATTGTAGAAATGCTTAGCATTTTGAATCTCTCCATAATGAACTTCTTTGCTAAAAAGCTGATAATATACTAATTCAATATTTAAATCCATAGTGCTTTTGTTTTTTGAGAATGCCCTCTATAATAATTAAAATGGCAAATCATCAGTTGTTATCGAATTTCTTTGAACCGTATACTGAATATACTTTTCTATAATATTAGTATCTCTTATATCCTTTACATTTCCTTTCTCTTCAAACAACTCATCATCTAACGCTATTTGATGTGTGTATTCGCCATCATTTTTTTTCAAAATACATGGTTCTCCAAATGGCAATGTAGGAGGAACCTCTCTGTATCCTATTTTGTTTAAGAATTCAATTATAGCCTCTTTATTCGGGGCGAAAAGTTTGAAATTATTAATTCCAAGTATTTTAAGCAAGTGTCGTAAAGGGAAAGAAGGAGCTAATATACAGCTATTAAATTTTTGAAGAAAATCTGTTTGTTCCTCTGATAAATTAGTTATTAGACTTTTGATTTGTGAAGTCACATCTTGTAAATCAAAGTATGTTTTGGTTTCAGTTGCAGTAGCTTCCTTAGTAAGAAGATGCTGAAACATTCCGGCAAATTGTTGACGCAAATTAGATGTGATATCTGAAACAGATTCGAAAGATTGAATTGGTGCATTTTTCAAAGCACTCTTTATTAGCGCGATAAATTCATGTACCCGTATATCATCTACATGGTATGGCTTAAAGTTCCCTGTATCTTTGTTTCTTATATATGTAAAATTCTCGCCATACACATCTTTCAGAATATAAACATAAATCTTTTTTCGTTTGTGAATGGCTTCTTGTAGTTCTTCCATTGTAATAGAGAAATCACTACCTGAAGACTGTGTTCCATATTTACCTCCAACAATACAAACGACAATGTCACATGTAGCCAGTTCGTTATAACATGCTTGTTCTAATGAAGTACCACCTTGTGTATAGGTTACATTTCCTTTATCGTGCATAACAGGAGAATATCCTAGTCCTTTCAGAAAAATTTCTATATCATCTCTTACATGACGTAAGTCATAGTATGTGGAACTAACAAAAACTCTTGGGGCTGCCATAGTTTTACTTATTTAATATCTGTATAATCTTATCTTTCAATCCCATTTTTACAAACTCATCATCATCAACATCGAGTTCAACGACAATTTTAGTAGACTTTCTTTGCTTGTCCAATAAAGTTTGCAGTCGTTCTACTTCTTTCTTATAGAAGTCAAGTTCACTATTGTTGTTTATAGTTGTAGAAGGTGTTTTATCATTTGTGGTATCGAACAAATATCCAATGCTTACTCCTAGGACTTTAGCTAACGATTCAATCGTGCTAATTTTGGCATCTGCACCTGCTAATACATTGTCTAATGTAGTTCTAGACACACCGCATTTCTCAGCAATCTGGACTTTGTTCAGTTTACTTGAATTTATTAATTCATCTAACTTGTTGATATTCATCATATTGTTTATTGGAGTTCAATAAAGTTGCATATATTAACAAAAAAAATGTCCATAAAACTTGGATGTATGTCCAGTATAGACTACATTTGCATTATAAAATTAATCAATAAAATATATATGGAAAAGAAAACAGAAGAAAAGTTGCCTATACATCCCACACTAAAAGCTATGAATATAGGCGATATGGTCGCTTTCTCATTAACTCAGTTGAATGGTGTAAGGTCAAGTGCAGTAACAATAGGCACGATGTACAACAAGAAGTTTACTACTCACGTGAATAGAATTAATAAAGTATTAGAGGTAACAAGAACTAAATGAGATGTATATGAAACTTGATTTACATGATATTAAAATTCTAACATTCATATATGATAGGCTGATTAAGCATTATGGAGAAAATGAGAATTATGATTACATGATTTTCTTTAAAGAGATTATTGAAAAACTCATACGATTCGAACAATAATACGAACACATTAAAATACACGATTATGGCACGAACTTATGAAACAGCACTCGCAGAACTCGAAAACGCAAAGGTTGAGTTAGAGGCATTGGGCACGATCAGCGAAGAAGAGGCCTGCTATATATATAATGTAGACAGCAAGTCAGAGATCGTGAAAATATTCTCTGAGGATATAGAAGCCCTCGAAAGAGAAGTAGAATATCTCACACCTGAGATTTACGAACCTGAATACGATTACTAACATATAAACACACACGATTATGAAAACTTCAAATTTCAGACACAAAGTATTTTGCATGGCTTACGAGCTAATGAAAGTGACAGGTAAAGCGTTCGCAGTATGTCTTTCCCGTGCTTGGGCACTCTATCGGCTAACAAGACAGATGCACAAAGGTATTGTAACATTCGCTTACGAAAAGGCTGACGGTTCACTTCGCAAAGCAAAAGGTACTCTTAAAGACGTTCAGTCCCTAATCAAAGGCACTGGATCAGAAAACTACAAAACGGTTCGCTACTTCGATGTAGATGCGAACGGATTCAGATCATTTAAAGTAGAAAACTTCATAACGGTTTATTAAAGCTAGGTCGGGTGGGCGTAGAGAATATCTCACCCGGTCACTTCTGTTAGTTCTTTCTCGTACTTACACCTTAGTACCCGCAGAAATGGGGTTGAAACGAAAGGATAACATATAATAATGTATAAGCGCAGATAGCTTTTGCCGTGACCTGCTGGGGTACATTATAAAAAAGAAATTATCAAAGGGGCGTGTTTCCTTGCGGTGTTATGGTCAGACATTGGTTAACCGCCGCCCCTTTTCAAAATATGGCCCGGTTCTGAAGCGAGAGCTGTCGATCGAATCGGTTGCCGGGCACAAATTAAATTCTAACGCTTATGAAAAATATAATTTACGGGATAGCCTTGTTCGTTGGCTTCATCCTTATGGCATCAGAATCAGCTACGTTCATTCCTAATCTTGTGGGTGTCGTAGTATTCACTTATTCAGCATACAAACTTGATTTAATAACAGCTTTAAAATGATAAGACATGGAAACAAAAGGTATAGAAGAAATGACTAAAGAAGAGCTTATTGATTTGGTAGATTCTCTAAACAAAGAATTGGATGGAGCGAAAAAGGATCTGGATCTTTATCGAGCTTGGAAAGACAGGGAAGAATCGGCTCGTATTCTGGCAGAGAAGAAGCTATTAGCTGCAAAAGCCTTCTTTGAAGTTGTTTGATTCGTTTGTGTTTAGGTTGTCAAAAGCGGCCGGGTGAAAGCCCCGGCAATTGGGCGGGCGTATTGGAACGCTCTGCGCACAGCCGGAAGTGCGTATGCCGGATCGTTACCGGTTCCGTCCACAATCAATTTAAATTTATAGTTATATGGCAACAATCAGAGAAACAATTTTGAAAACAAAGCCCGGTGAGCCCAAGGCGATCCCATTATCAGAGGTGTCGGATGTAATGGGGTATCGCTCCGAGGCACTTCGCATTAATAACGAGTTGAGAAAAGACGGTATTGTGACGAAAGACGGTAGGCCACCTTACACGATTTCCAGAAATAGCAGGGTCGGCTTTCTCTATATAGTCAATAATATAGAGAAGCCTTAAAAATCAACACGCACGATTATGAATGTCACGATTAATACTGACGCGTCCTTCAATCATCATTACAAGGTTGGGGGGTACGCTTTCTGGATCACGTCAGAATTAGGCCGGATCAGGCAATCGGGTACGCTAAAAGAGACATCGGATGCGCAGGACGCTGAACTGAAAGCGTTGGCGAACGCTGTTTATGTCCTTTTGAACTCAGAGTTTAATAATGGATCAATAGAACATATCTATGTGAATAGCGATTGCAAGATGATGTTCCCGAAGATAAGCATTAAAAGTACCAGTGTCCCGGGGAAATACATTGCGGAGACCCTAAATGATATCTTACGTCAGAATACGGACGGCTGTATATATGGCCGTATATCGTTTAGGCACGTAAAGGCGCATACGAACAATCTCACCAAGTCGAGAAGCTGGGTGAATGATTGGTGCGATAATGAAGCTAAGAAAGCTATGAGGTCGGCTGTAGAAATCCTAAAACAAGAAATGTCATGGAAGTCTTCACCGAACTAACACCTGAATGCGACCTGACAGCGCAGATGTACGCCTCCGGGTACGAGAAGAAGGAGATTGCCAGTTTGAAGCATCGTGCGGTAAGCACGATAAATAACCAGCTCCAGACGGCATTTTTGATTTTGGGCGTTCGGAATGGGAGAGAGCTAGCACTAAAATTGGCTGAAAGGATATCGGGTATCCGGTTGACACTGGACTTTTCGCCTGCCACGAAATCGGCGGTTGCTAGTGTTCTTTTGATAATCCTTTGTTTAGATAGTCATTTTGACATGAGACGGCAACGAATCCGAACCCGTTCTAACGCCAATGTAGAACTTACCGCCCGTATTCGTGTAAGAACGAGAGGGCGAAATATAATTATTTGAATTATGGAAGCAACTCAATCAAATCCGGCTATGGCCCTTCTTCAACAGGCCATGGAACTGATCTCCCCCAAAATGAGCATTCCTGTAGTAATAGATTACGATGCCATTACGAAAGCTGCGGTAAGGACAGTAGCCGAGGAAAGGAAAAAAATCTATAACCGCGTGCTTTTCACTCAAAAGGAAGCACAAGACACATACGGTAAATCGGTTATCAATGCCTTGGTAAAACGTGGTTTTCTCCAGCAATACAAGTTTGACACCCGTGAGGCCGTGGATAGGGAAGGTAATCCTATCATTAAGGCTAAAGGGGTAATTTATTACCGGATAGCGGAAATAGAAAAAGCTATTGAGGATGGGAATATCCTAAAAGGTACACGAAGAGGAACGATATAGTATTAACGATTAAAATATTACGATCATGAGTTTAATTAAAAAATCAACGGAATTGAATATTCCGACAAATGTAAAGATGATGCTTTACGGCCAAGCTGGTTTTGGCAAGAGTACAGTTGCATTGAGTGCTCCAATGCCGTTATTACTTGACTTCGACAACGGGGTTAAAAGAGTGAATGATTCCCATCTGCAAAGTGTGGACATCGTGCAAGTCACTTCTTGGAATGACATGAAGGTGCTAATGAGTGAAAATCTGTCAGCTTATCAATCAATAGTTATTGATACTATCGGTAAGATGATGGATTTCATTATTTCTTACAAATGTGGAACCCGACAGCCTTCTATTAGAGATTGGGGCGGTATCAATCAAGAATTTTCATGGTTTGTTCGCTGTCTGTCGGATTTGAATAAAAACGTCATTTTTGTCGCTCACAGGGATACACGAAAAGAGGGTGATGATACGGTTTTTGTCCCTGCGTTAAGGGAAAAGTCTTACAATTCGATCGTTACAGAATTGGATTTGTTAGGGTATATGGAAATGCGGAATGAGAATGGCCGGGTAAGAAGAACGATCACATTCGATCCGACAAATAGAAATGACGGAAAGAATACCTGTAATCTGCCATCTGTTATGGAGGTTCCGACTATTATAGACGTACAAGGGAAACCCACGGCAAAGAACGATTTCATCGCTACTCGGATTATTGCCCCTTATCTTGGTATGCTACAAGCTAAAAAGGCAGAACAAGAAGCATATAATAAGGTTTTATCAGATATAACAGGGTGTTTAGAATTGGTTGGGGATGCAGCATCCGCGAATGACTTCATCGCACATATTGACGATTTCAACCATGTTGGAAGTTCAAAAATGAAAGCGTCTATGATGTTGGCGGCTAAGGCTAAAGAACTTGGATTGGTCTTTGACAAGAATACTAAAATGTATAACGATGCAGCAGCTTAAATATAAATTTTACGCCACTATTCTTGACTCCTTTTGGGGGTATTTGAATAGTGATGTGGTTTGGGAAAAATACTGGGGGTGGTCTGAAAATCCACCCCACACACCCGAACAGTTTCACGAGTTGCAGTTTCAAGAACTCATTGATCGCATTAATCGTAAACCTTTCGATAGCGAAGCTGCGGATAAAGGGACAGCGTTTAACGAATTGGTGGATGCTCTTATAGAAAATAGGAAACCTAATAAGATGAACGTAGAGAGAAATGCCGAGAATACTTGCTATACGGTTGTTTACAATAACCGTACATTCGTTTTTCCCATCTCTCTTTGCCGTGAGTTTGTTGATTACTTTAAAGGCGCATTGACCCAGATTAGAGTAGAAGCAATCCTGCCAACTGCATACGGTAATGTTTTGGTTTACGGTCTGATTGACGAGTTGATGCCTACCACCGTTCACGACATCAAAACGACCGGAAGTTATACGGTTGGAAAGTTTAAGGATCATCATCAACACCTTGTTTATCCATACGCTCTTATGCAGAACGGTTCGGATGTACGGACGTTCGAGTATAATATCGTGGAGTTCAACAAAGGCGGTTATGTGGTAGATACCTATACGGAAACCTATGTATTCAATCCAGAACGTGATATTCCTATTCTTACTAACCATTGTGAGGATTTTATCAAGTTCTTGGAAGAAAACAGAGAACTTATAACAGATACTAAAATCTTTGGAAATGGATGATGGTGTTTATCTTGATGAAACAGGAAAAGAAGTAGTATTCATCAATGATTTTGAATATTCACGAGAAGAGTTTGATACCATTGTTGATATATATGTGGAGATTGTAATATATGATCTATGATCTCAAAAATGAATACCAAATACCCAAGTTTAAAGAGTATGTAAACAAATTGTTCAAAGAGCGTGCGGTAGTTGAAGTAAAAAAGAAATTACCTAATCGCACGCTCGCTCAGAACTCTTATTTACATCTTCTTTTAGGGTACTTTGGCAGTGAATACGGTTGCAGCCTCGATGAAGCAAAAATTGACTTCTATAAGAGGACTTGCAACCGTGATTTGTTTGAACGCAAGACGGTGAACAAAAAAGGTAAAGAAGTAACTTATTTGCGTAGCTCTGCTGAACTGACAACGGGTGAAATGACTCTTTCTATTGACCGTTTCCGTAATTGGAGCGCATCAATAGCTGGTATCTATTTGCCGGCCGCCAATGAACATCAAATGTTGATATATGCACAACAAGAAATTCAACGCAATCAAGAATTTATATGATACGAAAAGAGAAAATCGAACAAATGAAAGTCCTGATCTCCCAAAAACAACAGGAGATTCGGGATCTGCGACAGCTGGTAGGAGAAGAAATGATCGCTGATTTTTACGAGACACATAATCTCAAAGAAGGCCAGCATTTTTATTTTAATGATAAAGAGTGTGTAGGCGTAGAAATGTCTGCTGATTGGGGATGTTTGAAAACGTTCCCTATAACCGCTAAGGGAGAAGTCTCTAAGAAGGGGATGATTATTCATAGTGAGGAATCTATTAAACCGGTATAGCATGATAGAGACAAAGAATAACGAAATAAGGTATTTTACATCTGATCCCCAAAAGATGCTCAATAAATACCTTGCTCAACGAGTCCTAAAAACATGGACAGAGGACTTTATTGATGAAGATACTAGCGAGGTTGTATCAATTGAGCGTAATGAATTACTGTTTCAGAGAGGAACATTGATAGATCAGGATGTTCTTGCTCAAATCCGATTCTGTTATGAGTCTGGTGATATAACAAAGGATATTGAGGTAAGTAATCAAAAACGTTTGGCTGTTGAGCTGGTAAATGACTACTTACAGCCTTATATCGCTCAGGCCACTATTGATAGCAAAAAGTGTAAATTCCTGTTTTATGCAACCAGTGTAGATTCTGCACTTCTTCTCTTAAAGGATTATATTGAACTGAACTTTACGGCAGGCTTCATTATTAACATGGTTAAAGAGTTTGATTCCTGTGTAATCCTTACTGACACATTAAAAGAAAAGAAGATCGATACTTTGCCTTTGGATTTTCCCGATAATGATCCTGATGACAAGCCGGACGTTGATGAAGAGGAAGAACCGAAGAATTGTGATCGGAAGTTTTACCAGATAGAAACAAAAATTCTATTTGACGAGGATGAACGTTCAGCGACATTTGTTGTCCACACTTACAATGTTGACCGGGCAATGATGTTGATTACTTCTTATCTCAAAAAGAAGCAGGATGAACATGAACAAGAAGCCAAAGAAAAGGGAAATCCGTTCGAGAAAAAGGAGATTCATACAATGATTGAGGCTGCAAAGCCTATATCGGTAGGCCGGTTTATACCCCGTGAATTTTCGATGGCTTATTCTAGCAAATAGGTTTATCCCGGTGTGCTTTGGTTGGCTATCCGGGAACAGTTACAGTCGTGAGACAGGAGTTTATGTGTAATAATCACGAATAGCCGGGTGAAAGTCCCGGCATACGGGCGGTCAGTGTTCTGGGATGAAACGTTACAGAGTGCGCACGATGTAAAGAGATCGGTTCGATACCGGTACCGTCCACAAACCCAAGCGAAGTGATGCGAAAGTGGCTTTAGCTCTGCAGAGCAAATTTTATCGGTACGCAGCCATCGGTACGTTGGCAATGATGTTAGTGCCCCGGGGAATCCGCTCCGGGGCTTTTTACTGAACAAAATTTTATCACCATGAATATAGAATCTTTAAACAGTTGGTCAGAGGCTTTATCGATAGTCGCTGCCATTCTCGGTATCATGGCTCTTATCTGGATAGGCCTATGTTTAATAAATCAAAAAAAATAGACGATGGTAATGGACTTTGGGCGGGAACCGGATTATGAACCGGATGATTTTGACAACTATAATTTCGACTGATTATGTATTACATAAAACGAACTAAGGCTAAAAAGAAAGACAAGCCTTTGCCCCTGTTTGATAAGGCAGGGGTAACAGTAAAGAAGAAGCCGGATTTAAAAGCTAAACTCGACAAAGAGTTTTCCCTTTTTATCCGGCTTCGTGATGTAATGCCGAACGGATATTTTAGATGTATCTCGTGCGGTCAGATAAAACCGTTTGGGCAAGCAGATTGTGGTCACTATTTCAGCCGCACGCATATAGCTACCCGCTTTGATGAGAATAATTGCCATGCCGAATGCCGCCACTGCAATAGGTTCAAAGCTGACCATCTGGAAGGCTATCGGGTAAATCTGATAGCTAAAATCGGGCAACAGAAATTTGACTTACTGAAAGTGAAAGCTGCCAGTACTTCTAAGATGTCAGATTTTGAATATGAGCAGCTAATCAAGTATTACAAAACACTTAATAAGAAGTTACGAAAGGAGAAAGGGCTATGAGTTATGTATTACGAGATTACCAACAGAAAGCCTCTGATGCTGCCGTTTCTTTCTTCAACAACAAGGCGAAGAAAACAAACGCCATTATGGTGTTACCCACAGGGTCGGGAAAGAGCCTTATCATAGCGGATATAGCCGCAAGGCTTGACGGGCACACCTTAGTGTTTCAGCCCAGCAAGGAAATACTCGAGCAAAATTTCAAGAAGCTATGTTCTTACGGCATCTTAGATTGTTCGATATATTCAGCTTCTTTTGGAAGAAAAGAAATATCAAGGATCACATTCGCCACGATCGGTAGTGTAATAAATCATCCGGATTTGTTTTCTCATTTCCAGTCTATCATTATAGATGAGTGTCACTTGGTAAATCCTAAAGAAGGGATGTATAAGACATTCTTAGAACTTCTCAAATGCAAGGTTCTTGGTTTAACGGCAACGCCATATCGATTAAGTAGTTCGCAAGAGTTTGGTTCTATGCTGAAATTCATTACCCGAACACGTCCGGCTATATTCAAGGATGTAATCTATCATGTGCAGGTTTCTACCTTACTTGATATGGGATATCTGACAAAACTAAATTACTATTCAATGAATCCGGTAGGATGGAACGAACTTAACTTGAAAGTAAATACTACCGGTGCCGACTATACCGATAAATCAGTACAAAGAGAGTATGAGCGAATAGACTTCTACAGTTATGTTGTCCATATTGTCCAACGACTACTTAATCCGAAACAAGGTGGAAAACGGAAAGGCATTCTTGTTTTTACCCGGTTCTTGAAAGAGGCAGAGAAGTTGACTTGGTCAATTCCTGGCTGTGCTATCGTTTCGGGCGAAACTCCAAAGAAAGAACGAGAACAAATACTTGAGGCTTTCAAGTCTGGCCGGATACCAGTTGTCGCTAATGTTGGGGTACTCACGACCGGTTTCGATTATCCAGAACTTGATACGGTCGTTATGGCGCGTCCTACGATGTCATTGGCGATGTGGTACCAAATAGTCGGCCGGGCAATTCGTCCGCATTCGTCTAAAGAATCAGGTTGGATTGTTGACCTATGTGGAAATATCAAACGATTTGGGGAAGTGAAAGACCTAAAGTTGGTTGATGGAGGTAATGGTAAATGGGCGGTATATTCAAAAAGCAGACAATTAACTAACGTATATTTTTGATATGGACATACTAAGCATAATTAATCGCCTTCAAGAAAAGAGACGATTGGAAAAGATAACACCGGATCATGTGCCGGAAGTGGAGTTAATGAACACAATCCATGCAGAGGCGAGAAAAGAACTTAATGAGCTTTTTGTTTCTGGTAAGATTGGAATTACTAAGACGCTTAATTCAAAGGCTATTTATATAAAATAGATAAACATGAAAAACTACTTTCCACATGATAGTGATGCAAGAAGCGATGATAAAATTATCGCTTTACGTATAAAGCATAAATGGGAAGGATACGGGTTATACTGGGCGTTGATAGAAAAATTAAGAGAAAGCAAAAATTATACTCTAAAAGCCGATTATAATGTTTTGGCTTTTGATTTACGTGCTGATGCCGCAATTCTAAAAAGTGTAATAAATGACTTCGGGTTATTTGCCTTCACCAATAATGGTGAGTGTTTCTACTCCGAATCTCTAAATACACGTATGCAGCCATTGGACGAAAAAAGAGCAAAACTTTCTGATGCCGGTAAACGAGGAAATGAAAAGAGGTGGAAAAATGGTTCGAATAGGTCTGCGTCTCAATCGCCACCTGATAATAATTCTTTCGCCACCCAATCGCCACCCGATAGCCACCCAATCGCCCAACTATCGCAAGAAGAGATTAGAGAAGAAGTAGATAATAGTAAACCTAAAGAAACCTCTACTAGCGTAGAGGCAAAGAAAGCCGAACAAGCAAAGAAACTTGCCGCAGCTAAAGCCGCTACGCTCAAACGGAGGGATGAATTTTATAATTCTCTGGTTCCTTATGTGGAACGATACGGGAAGGAAATGATCCGGGCTTTCTTTGATTACTGGTCTGAACTCAATAAGTCAGAAACTAAGATGAGATTTGAAACGAATAAAACATGGGAGGTCGCTAAAAGACTTGCTACATGGTTTAATAAGGAAAAATTCAATGGAAAATCAAGTAGCACGATACCAAAGGCCGGATTTGGATCTTTTACCAAGTCTACCGGAAACAAAGCCGCAAGCCGTGAAACTGTGGGCCAATTCGCCAGAGCCGTACTGGAACAGTATAAATCCAAAGACGGCGATTGATGTCTTTAAATCGATCTCGCCTTCTATCGTGGAATTATCGATGACTTATGATGACATCTTCGTAAACTCGCTAATGTACACATGGTTTGAGCAATTCGTGAATTTCTACTCAACTAATGGAACGATGGACCCCGTTCAAATTAAAGATACTATAGATCTTGTTCGTGAAGAATACCCACATTATAAACCGGAGGACTTCAAGCTCTTTTTCAAAATGGCCAAGAAAGGTTATTTCGGACAAGTCTTTGGTCGTATAGACGGCGAGGTCATAATGAATTGGATGGCAAAGTATGACATCCATAGGGACACTCAGGCGCAAAACGAGGCTATTAAAGCAGCTGATGCTTTTCGTCCTCGTGTCCAAGCGAAGGAAAGCATCGGACTAACTTGGGATGAATATCAAAAATGGAAGAAAAATCAAAAAAGCAATGGAAAAAGTAAACGAATTAAGGGATGTCCCTTTGGGCCATTTGGTCAAGATCGGTAGATTATATTATGCTGCGATAGAGTTTCTACCGCAAGGAAATACTAAAGGAAACGTTTGTGTAGGATGCTCCTTTCGTGATGATGGAGGAGGTATAGAAGAGTGCAGGTACTCCGGCGCTTGCATGGCGCACAAGAGGCCAGATGGAGAAAGCGTGATCTTCATAAAGATTGACAGGTCATGACACATACTGAAGCATTATTCAAGACGATCATTCTCTTGCATCACCTTGCGGAATTACATAAGAAGGATAACGTGGATCTTTACTATATTGACCTGTTTTGTGGGGCAGGTGGAACGTCCACCGGCGTGGAACAGGCGAATATAGGAAGTAGTTCTATTGCGAAGGTTATAGCCTGCGTCAACCACGATAAGAACGCTATCGCCAGCCACATGGCTAACCATCCTTACGCCCTCCATTTCACGGAGGATATGCGTACGCTTGATTTGGCACCGATCGTTAATCTGATCAAGAAGATCAAGTTCCGGAATCCCAATGCGAGGTTTGTGCTATGGGCCTCATTGGAATGTACTAACTTCTCCAAAGCAAAGGGAGGACAGGCGAGAGATCCGGATAGCCGGACATTAGCCGATCATCTTTTCCGGTACATCGAAGAGATCAATCCTGACTTGATACAGATTGAGAATGTGGAAGAATTTATGTGCTGGGGAGACTTGGATGAAAATGGGAAACCGATATCGAAAGACAAAGGCCGGTTGTATTTACGTTGGATAGAACGGGTACAATATGGATATTTGCCATGTCGTGGGTATCAGCAAGAAAGACACGATGAGTTATTTGATACTTTCCGAAGGGGAAACCTATTAGATAAAGTCTATGATTTCGACCACCGGATATTGAACGCTGCCGACTTTGGTGCTTACACTTCTCGAAAACGTTTCTTTGGACAGTTCGCTAAAAAGGATATGCCGATTGTCTGGCCGGAGCCTACGCATTGCAAAGATGGTGAACAAACCTTATTCGGCCATCTACAAAAGTGGAAACCTGTTAAAGACGTTCTAGACCTAGAAGACGAGGGGACGAGTATATTCACACGGAAAAAGCCTCTTTCCCCGAAAACGTTCGAGCGGGTCTATGCCGGACTTGTGCGTTTTGTTGGAGGAGGTAAAGATGCATTTCTCTCAAGATATAACACTGTTAGACCTAAAGATACATGCAAGTCATTAGATGAGCCTTGTGGTGTACTCACTACAAACAACAGATTCGCTAAGGTTGGCTGCCGATTTCTATCAAAGTACTATAGTGGACACCCAGACAGTAAGAATATCCCTATCACGGGGCCGGCGCATACGATCAAGTGCAAGGATAATCATTCGCTGGTAAGCACGAGGTTCCTTTGCTCGTACAATTTCAAGGATGCTGGCAAGGATATTCATGCCCCATGCCCGACATTACTAACGAAAGACCGGTTATCGCTTGTAACTCCGTTCATCATGAACTACTATTCCGGCGGTGGTCAGCATTCCGATATCAACCATCCCGCTCCGGCTATATTGGCGAACCCTAAACAGCGGCTAGTCTCATGCCAGTTCATGGATCAGCAATTCGGGCAAAGCAAACCGACCGGAACCGACCGCCCATTAGGGGCGATAACAGCCAATCCCAAATATAATCTGGTGAGCTGTCGTCCATGGGTGATGAATACCGATTTCAACAATGTCGGTAGCGGAGTCAATGAGCCAGCTCCGGTAATAACAGCTAATCGGAAATGGCACTACCTGATGAATCCACAATTTGCATCTTCGGGAAGTTCGATCGATAACCCTTGTTTTACATTGATTGCCCGAATGGACAAGCGACCACCTCACTTGGTTAGTCCCAAGACTGTATCCAATCTTGATGCTGTGCCGGACTTTGTAAAGATGGATGATGCCGGTAATATTTATATTGAGATTTACGAAACAGATATCCCGATCATAGTCAAGATAAAGGAGTTCATGGCCATGTATCAGATAGTGGATATCATGATGCGAATGCTCAAGATTCCCGAATTGAAACGGATCATGGGATTCCCGGAGAACTACAAGTTGATCGGTACGCAAGCGGAGCAAAAGAAATATATCGGAAACGCCGTCGAAGTCGGCATGGCTAAAGCTTTATGTGAGGCTTTGGCAAGAAAGTTAATCGAATTAAAATCAATAGCGGCATGAGTGGAAACAGAAATAAACTTATAGCCTTCAATTACTTCGGAGGTAAATTCACTTGGTTGGAATATCTGTACGCCAACTTTCCAAAGGATTTCACCCATCTAGTCGATCTGTTCGCCGGAAGCATGGCCGTATCTCTCAATTATCCGGGAAGGATCATTAAGACAGCAAACGAGATAAACGGGGATATAACCAACTTCTTCGAGGTATTAAGGGATCATGAGCCGGAGTTGACAAGGTTATTGCTGTTAACCCCATGCTCCGAACTGGAGTATAATAACTCATGGGAACCTTCCGGGGATAAGATAGAGCGTGCAAGGAGGTTTTACGTCCGTATCCGGCAATCATTCTTCGGGCTGGGAGCGCAACGAAAAAACAAGGGATGGCATTGCGCCAAGAGCCATGTTAACGCTAGAGGTGGTGAGACCGTATCCCGATGGAACAACGCGATAGAGAAACTGCATGAGGTAGCCGAGGTGATCCGATCCAATTTCCAGATCACCAATATGGACTATAAGGATTGCATTGATCGGCTTGATTTCCCAAACGCTTTCTTCTACGCCGACCCACCCTATCCGCTTGAGTGCCGGGCCTCTTCGAATGATTACAAGTACGAGTTCTCTGACGATAGGCATCGTGAGCTTTCCGATCGTTTGCATTCGATCAAAGGCAAGGCAATGATAAGTAGTTATGACTGTCCGTTGATGCGGGAGTTGTACGGGGATTGGAACATGATAAAGTTCCCGGTCAAGAAGAATAACATTCGGAGCAGTGAGGTACAGGAGGTGATTTGGATTAATTATGATTTAGAGAAAACATTGTTTTGATATGAAAAAAGTAGGAGATATGGATATTCCAGAAAAAAACAAAATGGATAACATATTCACGATTTGCTATTCAAGGCAGGAAGCCAATGAGATCGGACTCTATCGAGTTTGTGAAATTGCAACATCATCAAGGCCGTACTGAATGCGGTATACTTTATTCTAAAGTAGTGGGATGGTCTGTGGAATTAGCCGATGAACTCATAGCTAAATTGAAGGAAGGAGGCAAGGAATGACATACCAGCAACTAATCGACAAATGGGAAGGTCAGCTCTCTCTCTGGAGAGATACGGCCAAGGACAATCTGTTTCGTACGAAAGAAGATAGAGAAAAGGCTCTCTATTACGCATCCTCTATCTCTGCTTTCTTGATTGATTTGAAGGATATGGATAAAAAGGAGGTAAACAATGAGAGAGATTAAATTCAGGGGACAAATAAACAATGTCATAACAGACAATGAAGGAAATGTAATTAAAGAGTTTAAATCTTGGGTATACGGTGATTTGCTTCACAGACCTAATGGTGTTCTTCATTTACTTACTCTTAAAGATGAAGGGTTTTACGAAAATAATGTGATTGATCCAGATACCATAGGCCAGTTCACAGGCCTAAAAGACAAGAGCGGAGAGGAGATTTACGAGGGGGACATTATCAGCGTGAATGGCAAATATCCTAAATTGATTAGGTACATAGATGAATGGGCGAGTTATTGCTTGGCTAATCTTACGGATTTGGACTGTGATCTTAAAACTAGTTATTGGCAGCAAGTTAGTCCTTGCTGGTGGACTGATTATAAAAGAGAAATTAAAGTAATAGGTAATGTTTATGACAATCCCGAATTGCTGAAAGGAGGATCAAATGAAGAATAAGATCGAGTGCTTGATAACCTCCATACTGATAGTTCTTTCTTTCGTGTTCATCACATGGGCTATAGGGCTTATCATCCCAAGGTACTGGATTACGATTGCCTTTTTGGTTTACGGTATATATCTCATCTATGGCATTCTCAACCCAAAGAAAAAATACTACTTCGCTTCGTATTGGCTTCCTAGGGGAGATAGAGGACGGATATTCATCGCATGCGATGAGTTTAAAGTCCGGGAGACGGAAGAGATTATAGCCAAGGATAAAGGAGTTGGAAATGCGGTCATTGACTATTACAGACAGATTTCCAAGGAGGAATATGAAATTCAAACAGATAAATAAATATGAGCAAGATTGATTTCAACGCACTCTGTGACCGTGCGTACAAATGCGCATGCGAGCACGGGTTTCATAATACGGAGTTAAGCAATGGGCATCTTCTGATGCTAGTGATAACAGAGCTTTCGGAAGCCGTGGAAGCGGACAGGAAAGGAAAATATTTCAAAGGCATATCGACTTTTGAGCGTGAGTTTAACCGTTATTCCGCTTTAGTTGATGAAAACAAACGTTTTGAATGCGCATTTGAGAAATATGTCAAGGATACGGTATCTGATGAAATGGCCGATGCGGTTATCCGTTTGCTAGACCTTGCAGGACTTCGAGGAATAAGCCTTGAATTTGCCAACGGCGATATTGATGACTGTATTGAAGATATGGCAGAAGCCTGTAAAGACAAAACTTTCACCGAATCAATCCATTCCATCTCTACACTTCCTGTTAGATATGATGGAATATTTGATTTTCCTACAGCCGTGAATGATATGATACTATCAATCTTCGGTCTTGCCAAGCACTTAGATATAGACCTGCTTTGGCACATCGAGCAGAAAATGAGATACAACGAATTAAGGGAGAATAAGCATGGAAAGAGATATTGATATGGGACAGACGATAGAAGATGCGGCAAAAGAATATTCAAGCCAGTTCCTATGGGGGGAAGATGATAAAATCGCCTCCCTTATATGCGAGAATGATTTAAAAAGAGGCTTCAAAGCCGGTGCCGAATGGCAGGCAAAGCAATCCCCGTGGATAAACGCAAAAGATAAGTTACCTGATGATGAAGATCTGGTAATAACTGGCTGCTGGTGTACTGATTATTTTAAATACTTACAACAGGGTTGGTATTGCAGAGAATGTAATGAATGGCATGATACTAATGGTGATGAAATTTGTGTTACCCATTGGATGCCTATACCCGATCTTGAGGAATAGTATTAACCGAGCCTTCATGGGAAGGCTCATGATTAAGAAGATATGAACATGAAAAAGAAAAAAGTTACAATGCTAGCGATTGAACATTCAAAAAAGGTGTGTGATCCACAGCCAGAATCAATAGACCGGATGGATGTCAGAAGGTTGGTTATGGATGCTTATAGGATAGGTTATAATAAGGCTCATTCCGAGCATGTAAAGTGTATGAGCGATATTGTAAATATGAATTTGTCTGATATAGATTCTCCTGTGTTTACTCATACCAAAGAATTTAGAGAGCATTTCGACTACATAATGTCGGAAGTCAAGAAACTAACTACTTAAATTAAAAAAGATGGGCGTATCACTACGCCCATCTTTAGTTGCGTGTTGCTTTTTGTGCTTAAAAAATCGACCAATTTCCACATGCACACAGAATGATAAACGCCCCTGCGCATAATTGGTGTTGACAAATATAGTAAAGATTTGCTAACGACAATAACGTCGCTAGCAGAATGTAATCAATTGGAAGAAAAAATGAGGTACAGAGAAAAGAAAAGGACGCCTTGGAGCGTCCTAAAAAGACTGTTTCCTTCTAAAGGAAATGTCACGCAGTCTATTTATCCAATGCGTTTTGATAACGACGAGCTTTGTAGTTACTATACTGTTGTTTAAGACAGTCCCAAGCTTCACTATACAATACTCCTAAACAAGGGTTTAAGACATACTCGATTAATAATGGATGTTCGTTTATCCATTCTGTGATATATTCTAATAGCATAATTTTTAAGATTATATTATTGAATACATCCGTCACGCATGGATCATCAGAACAAAGATATAAAAAAGGAATAAACTATGGACACACAGATAGAAAATATAGTTCTGATTAATACCGATGACTATCAAGATCTCATTAAAATGGCTTCATTAAACGAGGACGATATAGATAAAAAGCAGAACTGAAAGCAAGAAGGTTACTGGAAGAAAGGACTCCTTCAATGAAAATCAATCTGAGATTTGCTTTCGGAGATAATTATCGAATGCATGAACATATCCGGGTTTCAACAGGGGAGGACATTACTCCTCAAATGGAATCAGTGGCATTAAAAGCAAAACTTTGGGCACAGGAAACGTTTGAAGAAATCTGTGAAATGATTGATATTAAATTAGCATGTGAGGAAGCAATTGAGAGAAAAGATAAAGAAACCTGTAATGCTGTGCGCTGGGCCGCTGCCGGGTGGTTAACCTCCATTGCTCTATTTGCTATTCTGGTAGCAGTTTTTGTATTCAAGTAGTGAAAGATGAAAGTACAAATTAAAACAGACAAGAAGTATCATCATGACGATGGATTAGTGAATGGGTTGGTTGTTGAAGTTGACTTTATGGGAAAAGACATCGGAAATGGAGACTATTATAAAGCGATTGGTATAAAGCATCGTTTATATTTGACAAGCAAGGATTTTATTAAATTGACTAATGATTAAATAATCATGAGATTAAGACAAGCCAAGAAGATAATGAAAAACTTCCAGTTATATACCGGGATGTTATGGATATACAGAACCGAAAGGTTCTGTGAACTTTGCATAAACACAAGAGGCAACGCCCCGAACCACCAGTAACGTCACCTCTCCACACGATTATTTAGTGCAAATATAAATATTTACTTTTAAATAATCGTGCCATGTTTTCAGAAATTGCGGAAATAAAATCCATCAGAGAGCAGAAATCAAAGTTATCGGAGAGGGAAAAAGAGCTAACAGAACCTATATTGACTGATCTTGATATGATAGGAACGTTATATAGGTGGTTCCAAGAAATTATTTCTCAAAAGGAGACGTTTAGGGTAGGGAATGTTACCCAAAGAAAGAAATTTATTTTTATCATCCTGTTTTTGTACTCTCCAAGCACTCTCGCCGGCGGGAAGATGAAGAACGGTCTTCGGAATAAATTAGCGGAGGTCTTAGGTGTTAGTGCGCAGACGGCCATATCCGATAACCGTAATAATCTTGTTTTTTCTTATCAGCTGTATAAGTATTTTCGTCAGGATGTGGATTGGATATATGGGGAAATACTGGAGAGATTAAAGGCCGGAGTTTAGTGCTCCGGCTTTGTTATTACAACATAGTTGCAACTTGTTTTTCTACGGCTGATTTAATAAAAGCGTTTATTGATATTCCCGCTTGTTGGGCGAGAATGGCAATTTTGCTATGTATCTCTGGGGAAATTCGTATGTTCAGAGAACCAGAATAACTTTTGCGCGGTGTTATTCCGGCCTCCTTACAATATGCTATATAATCATCCACGGCTCCTTTAAAATCCTCTTTCAATTCAGATACAGTTTCACCTTCATACGAAATCATTGTATCTTTTGGCAAATCAAGGACTTTCCCAAACAGGCAATTATCTTCATCGCTTATCTCAATACTTCCTATGTAACCTTTGTAAGTCAATGTTTTCATATCAATTTGTTTTTAGTCAAAAATTCAAATACTTGTTTCATTACATATCCTTTTACGATACTTCCCGGATGTGGCTTATGCGCAGTGTACGAGCTTTCTCCTTTTGCGAAAATGACACGTGACCCACTTGTTTTTCCTTTGTTATCTATTTTATATCCGAAAATAGAGAACAAACGTACAAGCTCATCCCAATTAAAATCTTTCGGCTGGCTTTTAAAGCGTTCTATCAACTTCTCTTTTGTACCCATAATTTAATGGTTTATGCAAATGTAACTATTTTGTAGTTGCGGAACAAGTAATTTAATGTTTTTCTTCAATCTCAGCCACAATTTTCTTTAGTTTCTCTATCGTATTGGCTTTATAGAAGTCTCCTTTGTACTGGATCAGAGCGGTGAGCTCTCCTTCTCCTGTAACTTCAACAGGTGAAACGAATAGTTGCCACATGGGAACATCGAGGGCGGTTGCGATCTTATCAAGAGTTTCTACTGAAGGCATTGTTTTATTGTTGATTAGATTGCTCACAGTAACCTTAGATACTCCTATCATATCCGCTAGACTGACAGAAGAAACACCCTTCTCAATCATTATATCTTTTATTCTAACCTGCATAAAACATTACTTTAATCAATTCACTCTGCAAATATAGGAATATTTTAATTTGTATGCTTTATGATAAAATATTACTTTATTAAATAACGTTAAAGATAAAGTAATTTTTGGTTATTTATTTGTTTAGATAAAATGTTGCTTTAACTTTGCATCATCAGAAACGAAGTAATAACAAATAAAACATATACGATCATGGCAACAAAAAAAATTGATGAGAAGAAAACATTGAAGTATGCAGTAGCATTCTACTTCTGTACATCAGGTAAGATAAACTTCATGTTAGGCAATAAAATGTATCAGCACATAAACACTGTTTATGACCAAAGAGAAGATGGCAGAGGCTTCAATACCTGTGAAGTTGTTTATAACTACAAGGTTCAAAAGTATGAGGTTCTGAATGTAGATTCAGAAATAGGTAACAAAGAGATTACGATATTAAATGTTTAACCGACGGGGCGAAAGCCCTGCGTAACATAGAAGATTATGACAAAAGAAGAAGTTTATAAATTGGCAACAGTTGAGAACCCAATTATTAACGATAACGGCAATAGAATAGAGTTTGCCAATGGTGATATGTATGCAAAGCAATCAATCACTAATTTGTATCGTAAAGTAAAAGTTTATTTTTAATCCGGTATCCTTCGGGCTACCACAATACACACGATTATGAGCACACCAAGAACGTTAAAATCAGCATTAGAAGCAGGTTATGTGATTTGTAAGCTATATGCCAAGTATGAAAAGAAAATCTGCGTAACAGCCAAAGAACGCTTTCATCAAGCAGATAGAAAGATGTTTATTGACTTTTGGATTGATAGAGATTATTTCAAGCGTAACTACCCCAATACATACGATAGATTATGAAAGCAGATTTAGTTTTAGTTATCAGCCCCGAAGCCCCATTGATGAAGCAACTGGGTAAAGTGTTAGGTAAGATGGTAACCCCTTATGACTTCTCTACTATAGAGAGGGATGAAAAGTACATCACCATACAGCATGATGAAACCGGTCTTGTGGTGGCTTATACGAGTGAAGAAAGATTGAATGTGAAACATTAAATATAGATTATTATGGGCGAAATAGCAGATAGTTTAATTAGTGGTGAATTTGATTGCATCACAGGTGAATATTTAGGTGAAGCGGTTGGCTATCCAAGAACGCACACTTATGGCAGACATGAGCACATGCCACCAGTTGAAAAGAAGCCTACCAGTAAAGCAAATGTTTGTATAACGAATATGTGCAAAGATAGAGGCTTCAGTAACCGCGAAAAAATTGAATTAGTAGCTAAGTTCTTGCACAGTAAAGAGTACAAGCAACTGCCTAATTTATCGCAGCAGTATAAAATTATTCACAGCCAATACAAGAATGATTTTAAAAAGTTTTTGGTTGAACAAGTAAAGCAAAAGAAAAATGAATAGTGCAGACGTAAGAATATTCATACTGCTTATGATTGTGTCATTATTTGGAGAGTGTTTAGGGACTATTACCAAAGTTGAATCATTGCTATGTGTAATCTGCATGACACTTGTTTATATATTACTTGTGCTGTGTAGAATTAAAAGCAATATTGAAAAACGTAAATGATTATGGAAAAAGAAATAGAAGTATATGCCGACAATGGCGAATACAGCCATTCAGAAATAATAGATGCAGATACAGGCGAATTTATTTGCTTTGTCTGCCCGATATGCGGTGCTATATGGGATAGTGAAGAGTTTGAACATAAAATATGTAGTTGATTATGGATAGAGAAGAACAAATATATTTAGCTGCTAAAACAGAAGTTGATGCTTATGATAGATGGGGGGTATCAGAAAAATTTTGATGAGATATGGGCGCAAGGTGCCGCATGGGCAGACGAACATCCTAAGAATCCGTGGGTAAGCGTAAAGGATAGATTGCCCGAACCAGAGCAAGAAGTTTTTCTTTATGATAGAGATTCTGTTAAGCACTATGCAATAGGGTGGCTTCGCAAGAAAAAAGGATATTGCAAAAGTAAATGGTTTGTAACAAATGGTTATGTCACCGATGAAAGTATTACCCACTGGATGCCGATTGTAGAACCTAAATAATAAGTAATCATGAACTCAATAAACGAAAATGGTTGCAGCGTATGTCAACCCGGTAAAGAGAATTACACTACCTACACAACAAAGTTGAGAGGTAAGAGAGTAAAAATGTACCAGTACGACTATCGTACTGAAAGTGGCGATCTGTTTGCATGTTGTGCACCTACGTTGGCAGCGTGCCGAGAAAAGCGCGATGAGTGGCTGAAACAAAAAAACGACAATTAGGCTGTTGTCGTGAATAGATCATCAAAAAATTTACTTATCTTTAAAACAGATAGTACTTTAGTGGTGCTATCGCGGGTTAGAGCAGTGGTCAGCTCGTCACTTTGACTTGGTGAAGGTCAACGGTTCGAATCCGTTACCCGCAACGATGATTATTAACTTTTAAAAATGACACGATTATGAATGTATTAACACTTTCGATTAAACGGAAGTTTTTCGATGAAATTTTGGCTGGCACTAAAAAGCAAGAGTTCAGAGAACTAACTCCAAAAAGTTCAAATAAGCATATTCTATATGTGGACTCAAGCAATGGTAAGGAGTATGGCAATGCGGATGACATACCAGATGGCGAAAGCGAGATAGATGTAAAGCCGATTGGATATGATGCCTTAAAGTTATGTACTGGCTCTTACAAAGGTAAAAGACCATATATCATCGTCAAAATAGAGAAAGCTAAGGTCGAGTTCTTTGATGATGAGAATGGTGAGCCGGAGACATACGAGTATGAGGGTAAAGAATACTTGGCTGCTCAAATAGTATATTCGTTAGGTGAGATAATTGAAAAGAGTATTTAATTAAAATCATTACGCTGAGTTAATAAAGTAAAGAAAAGAATCAATCGCACTACTGGCGTAACGGGTAGAACGACCCGGGTAAACGATGGCCGTGCAAAAGTGGGTAGTCAGGCGGGTTTTGGAACCCACAAGCAGAAGCGGGGTGACTTAGTCTCCGCTTTTAGGGATAAAAAGTTCAGTGATGGCGGCAAGTATTCTGGTGATTGATGGTAATTGAGGTACTAAATAATACACTTGCTACAATCGACCATGCCTCTAAGCGGAGCGATACATGTATACTTTTTTGGAGTGCCACCGGTAAAGACTCGATTGTTTTGTTGGATTTACTGAGTAGCCACTTCAAAAAAGTGGTATGTGTTTACTTGTATATTGTTAAAGATCTGAATATAGTAGAGCCTTTTTTCTTATGGGCTAAATCATACAGCAATGTTGAGATTGTGCAATTACCCCATCCGGACAGGATCAGGGCGAAGAAGTATGCCACTTTCTCACTAAAACCAATGCTGTCATTGAAAGAGCTAAAGTTTAAGGACTATGAGGATTATTTGAAGAAAGAATATTTAACGGATGTTGTCGTCTACGGAATGAAGATCACTGACTCCTTCGTGAGAAGGGGAATTTTCAACAAGGCTGCTAAATCAGAGATTCATATTGATTTTGGGAAGTTCTATCCGATAGTGAATTGGTCAAACAAGGATTGTTTATCATACATTCAGTTGCACGGCCTGCCTAACCCCTTGAAACTAGGCTCAAAAAGGGCATCCTCTGGAATTAACTTCAGGGAAGAGACTATATTGCATATCAAAAAGCATTATCCAATGGATTATCAGAGATTGATAAAAGACTATCCTTTAATTGGCGCAAAATATGGAGAATAAGGTGAGTAAATATCAAAAATTCGAGACTAAGGTAATAACCCGGAGTGAGATAAAGAACGCAGAATACAATCCCCGGAAGATCTCCGACTCGGCGAGAAAGAAACTCCGTGAGAATATCAAGCGTGTGGGATTATTGGATACCATTGTCGTGAATAAGAATACGATGAATATTGTATCAGGGCATCAGCGAGTTTCGATCCTTGACTCATTAGAGCGGAAACAAGATTACTGTCTAACGGTTGCTTTAGTGGATCTAACAGAGAAAGAAGAGATAGAACAAAATCTCTTCTTTAATAATAGCAAGGCGCAAGGAGAGTATGACACGTTCGCCCTCGGTGAGTTATTCGAGTATAACGATATCGAGATAGAGAATACCGGCTTTGATTTACCAGATCTTGGCATCTTGGGTGTAGAGGTGGATTTGCAGCCTTCGGTTGAAGAAGAGCCGGAAGACGAGAATGATAAAGAGTTATTGAGGCTTAACAATAAGATCTTTGAGGACTCGCATGAGTTAAGGAAAGCTATATCCAGTTATTCTAAAGAGGGGAACAAAGAAAATAATGACATTTTTGTTGTTCTCACATTTAGCAATGATGAGAACAAGGCGAGATTTCTGGAAAAATACGGTTTTTTATCTGGAGACAAATATATCAAGGGAGAGGTGCTTGATAAGATTATCTCTAAATCGGAATAGACATTTTAGACATCCCACGCGCGCATGAGAGAAATACCTAGCATATCAAAATTCAGGGAGGTCGCCCAAAAGCTGAAAGGACATAAATCGAATATCTCCGATGCTTTTGGGGTATGCCGTAGCACGCTTGATAAATGGATAGGTGAGAATCCTGAATTCAAGGAAATAATAATTGATGCTCGGATGCGCAAGGTTGATGATTGTATTGATAGGGCCTATCAAGTGGCTATGGGTATTCCTGAGATAAAAGACAAGAAGATTGTTGGTTGGATTGAGCGCCCCGACGGAAATATGCTTCGTTATCTTCTTTCCACTCTTGGGAGAAAAGAGGGCTTTGGGGAAGAATCTGAAGATGCTGATATTCCTACTGACATAAACCACGGCATCAGTATCGATTCCTGGATTAAAGACAAGTTGAAATGATAGAACCCCAATCAATATATCACCCCCTATACACCGATACGGACAAATTCATAATCCTTATCACCGGTGGTCGTGGTTCTGGTAAGTCTTTCAATGCTTCCACCTTCATCGAGCGTCTGACCTTTGAGCTGACGGAAGCCGAAAAGATAGTCCACCAGATTCTCTATACTCGTTATACGATGGTTTCCGCTGGTATGTCTATCATCCCCGAAATGATGGAGAAGATAGAACTCGATGGAACTACAAAGTATTTCAAGACCACAAAGACGGATATAGTCAATAAAATGACTAAGAGCCGTATCATGTTCCGGGGTATCAAGACTTCATCTGGTAATCAGACGGCAAAATTGAAGTCCATCCAAGGTATTACTACTTTTGTATGTGATGAAGCGGAAGAGTGGACCAATGAAGAAGAGTTCGACAAGATAATGCTTTCCATTCGTAAGAAGGGTATTCAGAACCGGATTATCATCATAATGAATCCGTGCGATTCCAATCACTTCATTTACAAAAAGTACATCGAGAAAACTCACAAACTTGTAGAGATTGACGGTGTACAGGTACAGATTTCCACTCATCCGAATGTACTTCATATCCATACTACCTACCTAGATAACTTGGATAATCTTTCTCCTGAGTTTCTGAAGGAGGTAGAGGATATGAAAGTGAACAACCTCGAAAAGTATGCTCACGTGGTTATCGGTCGTTGGGCTGATGTGGCGGAAGGTGCAGTGTTTAAGAAATGGGGAATTGTAAAAGAGTTCCCGGCTTGGGCAAAGAAAGTTGCTATTGGGCAGGACTTCGGGTATACAACAGACGTTTCAGCAGCCGTTAAGTGTGGTATTGTAGATAATGCCTTATATGTCGATGAACTATGTTATCAATCGGGAATGCTCACAAATGCGCTTGCTGACAAGGTTCGTCCTTATGGTTTGAAAGTTTTTGCAGAATCTGCTGATCCTCGACTAGTGGACGAAATCAAACTTCGTGGCGTGAATATTTATGGCATAGATAAGTCGGGGCCATCAATTAAGGCAGGAATAGATAAAATTCTCTCTATGGATTTGTATGTAACGGAACGTTCATACAACCTTATGAAGGAATTAAGAACCTACGTATGGGATAAGGACAAAGATGGAAATTATATCAATGAGCCAGTAGATAAGGATAATCACCTTATGGATGCAATGAGATACTATGTTTTGGGTTGCCTGCTTGGCAAGATTCTAAAACCGAAAGATTTGACTGGAATATTCACACACTAAAAATATAAGCTATGCCATTGAGTTTAGAAGAAATATTAGCCCTATTAGATATTGGGCAGAAAATAAGTTACCTGAAGAAAGGTAGAAAGACCGAACTTCCCGACCGTTGTAAATTGTGGGACGATTGGAATCCGGAACGCCATGAAATCATGGTGGATAAAGAAAAGTACCCGGACAGAAAGGTTCTTGAAAAGGAAGCGGAAAAGGTCTTCGATGAAAAGACAGGAAAGACCTACGAAATCGAAGCGAAATACAAGACCGAACCAGTGAACCGTATCTCCATTCCTTTGGAGCAGGATATAGTGAACATTCAAACAGCTTTTACGGTCGGCACAGAACCGTCTATGGATTGTACTCCGACCGACGATGACGAAAAGAAACTGTTGGATGCGGTCAAAGCTGTATTCAAGTCCAATAAAATCAAATACCAGAATAAGAAGATAGTTCGTGCCTGGTTATCCGAGCAGGAAGTAGCGGAATATTGGTACGTAACCGATGATGATTCGTTCTGGGCGAAGTTCTGGAAGAAAGTTAAGACTACATTCGGAGGCAAGGTAAAACCTACCAAGAAGCTGAAAAGCGTATTATGGTCTCCGTTCCGTGGGGATAAGCTTTATCCGTTCTTCAATGATGAAGGTAAGATGATTGCTTTCTCACGTGAGTACAAGAAGAAGCTCATGGATGATTCGGAGATAACTTGCTTTATGACTATCACTGATAAGATGGTCTATCAGTGGGATTTGGCTAAGGGGTATGAGGAAAGAACTTCATTCGCTCATGGCTTCCCTAAGTTACCGGTTCTCTACGCTTATCGTCCTGAACCTTATTGCAAGAAGATAAAGACCTTCCGGGTCCGGTTGGAGAAGCTGTTATCTAACTACGCTGATTGTATCGACTATCACTTTTTCCCTTTGCTGAAACTGATTGGCGATGTAGAAGGCTTCATGGGTAAGATTAAGGATAGGATGGTTAAACTCACAGGGGAAGGTGCAGATGCCCAATATCTGACGTGGAATCAGGTCCCTGATACGGTTAAATTTGAAGCTGAAACGCTTACTAACATGGCTTACGATATGTCGAATACTCCGAGAATATCCTTTGAAACATTGAAAGGTGTAGGTAAGGCTTCCGGTACAGCTTTCCGTTTTATGTTCATGGGTGCCCATATGAGCGTAAGTAATCATGCGGAGGTTATAGGAGAGTTTTTACAACGAAGGGTTAATTTCCTTGTTTCTGCTTTAGGGGCGATTAATCCCACTGAGTTCAACAAGGCATCACAGACTATTGATATTGAGACAGACTTGGCTCCGTTTATGATTGATGACTTGAACGATAAGGTGACTACTGCCGTCTCCGCTGTCAGTGGTGGTGTATGGTCAAGGCGTGAGGGCATTATGTTTGCTGGGAACGCGGATCGCATTGATGAAGAGCTGAAGGAAATCGAAGAGGAACAGGCGGCAAAGAATGAAGGTGTAAGAAAAATGGAACAAAAAAATGCTCCTTAGTCAGAAAAATTGCGAGGGTTATAATTTGAATATATGAAAAATAGAACATTTAGCGGTAATTCTTCGCAGTTGCCACTATTTTTAATTTATAGTAAAATAATGAATAAATAATTTGATAGTATTCATATTATTACTATATTTGTATTGTAATTAAGTCCAAAGCGTTATGAGTTACAAATCAGTTAAAGACGTTGTAACTATGTTGCAAGAAAACGGTTTTGTTCTAAAGAGTCAGAAAGGTAGTCACATGAAGTTTGAGAAAGACGGCAAAGTGGTTATTGTACCGAATCATAACAGCAAAGGCGTTGAGAAAGGCACTTATTACAGCATTTTGAGACAAGCGGGGCTAAAGTAGCCCCCTTGTTCTCTTAATTAAAAAAGGAGGTAATATGAAAACAGTAGAAGTTATTGTAGAACACGCAGGAAAGAACCTAAGTGCTTATATTGAAGATGCTCCTGTCATTACAGTTGGTAATGACATGAAGGAGTTGGAGGATAATATGAAGGAGGCGATCGAGTTATATTTGGAAGATAACGATAGTCCCTGCGAAGTGTTATCTGGGGAGTTTGAGTTGAAGTTTAAGATCGATGCTGCCACTTTTATCAATTACTACAGCAGCATCTTCACGAAAGCGGCATTAAGCCGGATAACCGGCATCAATGAACGTCAGTTGTGGCATTATGCTGCCGGAGTTCACAAACCTCGCAGGCAGCAGTTAGAGAAAATTCAGAGGGGTATTCAATCATTGACAAAGGAGTTATCGGCTATAAATTTGCTATAGTATGGTGGATGTTAGAGAATTGAAAATTGGTAATTATGTCTATTTACAAAATAGCAAAACTCCATATAAGATAACAGAAATAGGATATAGTGAGATTGAATATCCAAGATATGAAGCGAGTGGAATATCATCAGAAGCGGTATTTCGTACCTATGTAGAGAACCTTAATCCTATTCCTCTTACAGAAGAATTGATTTTGAAGTGCGGATTTGAAAAACATACTTGGGGATTTGTCACTTATTATAGCCCCTTGTTTGAGTTGGACGCAGATTTCCATTTGAAGGGAGTCGATTACAATATACAAGTGAAATCCCTCCACCAACTTCAAAACCTGTATTTTGATTTGGGAGGTCAAGAATTAGAAGTAAAACTTTAGGCATACTATCTTACTATATTTAGGCGTGAACCAAATGGAATCACGCCTTTTTTATATCATTTTACGACAATCGTTTCATTGTCGTGTATCACCTATCTGATAATTTCTCACACAGCTTATTAATGCCGAAATTTACCGTAGAAATTTATAAATCAAATTCATACGGTATGAATATTCAAGAACTTATTTTGGCAGGACTACAACATAAATTCACTGGGGTAGATACTGCTGTTTTAACCCGAATTGCCACTAAAAAGGCTGAGGGTGTAACGGACGAAACAAAGGTAAACTCCATTGTTGAGGGTATCAGCTTCTCGGACGTGCTAAATTCCTATGGCGATTTCCGGGCTAATACAGCCGTTACTTCCGCAGTATCCAACTACGAGAAGAAACACGGTTTGAAGGACGGTAAACCAATTGAAATCGAGAAACCGGTAGAAAAGCCTGTTGAGAAACCTGCTGATGATATGGCAACTATCATCGCCAATGCAGTGAGCGCAGCCGTGAAGCCGCTTTCGGACAAACTTACTCAGTTTGAGACAGAGAAAGCGCAGGTTACCCGTCAAGAGCAGATTTTGGCAAAGGCAAAGGAGTATGGTATTCCCGAAACATTCGCAAAGCGTTATGCAATTCCTGAAGATGCAGATTTAAATACTTATTTCAAGGATGCAAAGCAGGAACTTGCTAATGTCGGCTTTAGCGGTGTTACCCCTCCCGAATCAGCGGAAACGAAGATTGAGAAAGAAGCTGAATCTATCGCCAAGATGATTAATGAGGAAACAAAAAAAGATGTTGAACAAAACAAAAATTAATTATGTCAGCAGGATTTAAGTATGACTTGGTTCCACCTGTCGAGCAAGAGGAACACTACGATGTCCAAACGGGTATTCGCAGACGCGGACCTTATAAGCTCGATACAACGAACTTGGCGGTAGGCACTATCCTCCCGTCTTTTATTCCGGTCTATGCAGATTTGAAAAACAAGTTTGCCCATACGGTGAGAAATATAAGAGTTGCCGAAGCCTATGCTTCCGGCACAAGTATTAAAATCGCAAAGACTCCGTTAGCCTATGTTGGTATGTTTATCGGAAATGGCTCTAAAGGGGCTAAAGTGACCGCTATCGACAAGTCTAACGAAAAATACGATGTATTGACTATTGAAGCTGCTTTCGGTGAGAATGTCGCAAAGGATGCTGTACTTTTTGAAGCGGCCGCAGTAGACGGTACAAAACAAAAGTATGTCGCTAACTCCGCCCTCTATGAAAGAACAAAAGTAGATGACGGTATCGTTTTGGTCGCGTTGCTTCGTACAGCCGCAGAGATTGAGCCTTCTAAATTGGCTATTCCATTCTCCGAGAATGACAAGGCGAATTTGAAAGGTTGGTTTGAATTTAACGAATAAGGAGGTGGGATATGTTTTTGACTATTGAAACTTTATTTAGTGATGCTGGCATTGTAAGTGCTATCATCAACCGCGTTAACCAAACGCGCAAAGATACTATCTATTGGCAACAGTATCTTACTTTCCGCAGGGTTACTACTCGTGTGTTTAAGGATTACATCGGTAATGTTACCGGGGTAATGGCTGGTTCTATCAATTCTCGTTTCGGAGAGAAACCTATCCGTGAACGTAGGAATATCGGTTCTGGATACGGTGAGATTGCCTATTTGGGTGATGCTTATCAGATGTCCATTGACCGTCTTTCTGAATTACAGGATTTGATTGACAAGTTCAACCAAGCTAAGAGTTCCGACCAAATGGCGGCTTTGAATGAGATTGTAAACTTCGTTTCAGACGATTATCGACAGATTACTCTTGCCGCCCATAAGCGTATGGATATTGTGTTGGGTGCTTTGCTTATGACAGCCGAAGCCACTGTTTACAACAAGGATACCGCTGTTTCTTCCGGACAGACCAATAACAAGTTACTGGAGATCAGTCTTCCGTTCAACATTATTAAGTCAGCAAAGGCTGATGTAATTGTCGATTCGAAGAATAAGTTTATCTCTTACTTGAGAGAAGAATTACACAAGTTGGCTCCCGACTACGGTGTATATCAGAAGATGATAATGACACGTGCGACTTTCAACAAACACGTGCTCGGTTCTTCTGAATTTGGCGAGCAGTACAAGATGATTCTCGGAACAAACGAGATGAAATTGAGTACTGGTTTGGTTTCTTCTGCTTTGGCTTCTGAAGTATTTACCGGCATTGGGCTTCCGCGTATCGAAATCAAGGAAGATTATGTAAAAGATCAGACGGGTAAGAATGTACAGATTTATGCGGATAACCGTATTACTCTGTTACCTTCCGACCAAATTGGATATATGCGCCACCATACTCCATATGAATCTACCGATCCCGTACAAGGACGTACTTATGTCCCGGCAGATGGTCAGATGCTTATTTCCAACTACCGTGACAAGAATGGTCGTTACATGGAATACACGGCAGAGTGGATTCCTCAGATTACCAACCCGAACTTGATTACTAATTTCGACTTAACCGAGATTGCATCAATTCAATCAGCATAAGGAGGAAGCTATGAAAGTAAAGGTTATATCTGTTTTCCGTGACAAGTTTACAGGGAAGTATTATACTCCCGGTGAAGTGATTGAAGTCAGTGAGGAATCCCGTGTGCTGGATATGGAGAGCCGCAGACTTGCCGAGCGGGTTGAAGCGAAAACCACTGAAGTGAAAGCACCAGAAGAAAAGAAAGAGGTGAAAATCTCCCTCTTTGAAAAGGAGTTTGAGAAAAAGGCTTTGGTTGATGCTTTGAAAGCCATCGGCATACAGGCATCCGGTAACATGAAAGAGGAAACTCTTTTGGCTAAGGTTGCAGAATTGGATGAAGAAACAACTGCCAAACTGAAAGAAGCATTAAACGCATGACAGTAAATGAATACATATCACAGAAGTTTCAGACTTTCGGCATTCAGTTGTCGGAGGCTGACCTTTTGGATATGTGTCTTGCCTCGAAGATAAGCGGAGAGGATGAGATGAGCGAGGATTGCCAAACGCGGGTGTCGGTGGCGATTGCGAAGTTCATCCCCTCTCTTTTACTTCGTGCTACCTCAATCAGTGAAAGCGGTTTTTCTATGTCTTGGAATATCGAAGGGATTAAACAGTACTATTCTTTCCTCTGTAAACAATACGGACTAAAGGATGAACTGAGTAACAAACCTAAAGTTTCTTTCTGGTGATGATATTCGCTCCACACATATTACAGGTTAAAGTGACTAAGCCGATGGATAAGGATGATTTCGGTCGACCGATTCCCGGTACCGGTGGTGAAAGCTGGCAGGAGGTATGTAAATGTCGTTGTGATGATGTGAGTGCGGAAAAGAAAGTTTCCATCAATGGTGTTCTGTATGATTTCAAATATAAGGTAGTCTTTGACAAGCCGACAAAGGTTGAAGCAGGAGTAGAAGTCCGTTGTTTGAATCTTGATGGAAGCATAAGAGGGGAGGGGATTGCTAAAAGTCCTTTGGAGACAAACTATTTTTCCTACAGAGTAATATGGTTGGAATAGATGCAGACTTTTCGGATGTTGACCAGTTCTTTGAGGACGGAACAAGCGAAGTTGTTGCTGGTATGAAAGAAGAGGGAGAGTCATTTGTTGAAGATGCAAAAGCTACCGGGAGCTATCAAGACCACACAAAACATTTGAGAGAATCGAATGATTATGAGGTTGACGAAGATGGCTTGACTCTGAAAAACGAAGCTGATTATGCTTCATTCGTGGAATCCAAAGGTTTTGAAGTTGCAGGAAGTGCAGCGTTAAGAACATTAGAACGATGTAAAAGAAGATTTGAACGATGATAGTAACTACCGACATAGGAAACATTCTCTACCGGGATTGCAAGGCTTTCGGGATAGACATAGTACCGGACGGTGAAACGCTGACGGGTGAATTGAAGTCTGAAAGGATTGCTATCCACGCAAAGAAGCAACAGCCGGGAACTTATTGGAAGAAGTCTTTTGCGGAAGTGAATCTTTGCGTTCCTGATTTAGGAGAAAACTCCGCTAATTCCATTCGTTTGGGTGAACTCGAACGAAGAGCCAACAAGCTGTTTGATGATGTAGTAAGCACCTATGACGGCACAACCTATCGTTACTCGATTGATTCAATTGGCACAGAAGTGGACACGGATTTAAAGTGTCATTATGTGAATGTGAGAATTTTGTTTGAAGTATTAAACGTAAAATGAGAAAATATGAAACCATTTATTGGAATTAAAAAGATTTGGTACGGTGCGGTTATAACTGCTGCCGTTACACCTGCTTCCTTAAAAACGTGGTTAGGAACTGCCACAGAAGTGAAGAACTCCCATCAGGACACTTGGGGATACACAGAAGATGACCCGACTACGACTGATTACATCAATGAGTTGACCGGAAAGGTTTACTACAAGGACGTTACCGCTAAAGGTGCAAGAACTATGGCATTTACTATGGGAGAATATTCCTTTGAAGACAAGAAGGAGTTGCAAGGCGGTGAGCTTGTAAAAGACGGTCAGGCTGTTGTTGGCTGGCATGAACCGGATGTCGCAGAGGTTATCAACAAGGCGATTGTCGGTCAGACTAAAACCGGTAATTACATTGTGTTTACCAATGCCTCTATAATCGGTAAAGGTAACTTCGTTGAGAAGAATATCGGACTGGGTGTTTCTGCTGTCGCAATGGAAAATCCAACTGCTAGTGTAGCTGGTGAGTACTGGCTTGATGGTGAAAAAGTGGATGCTCCTGCAGCATAAATTTAAGGTGAAAAATAATGTTTTCAGGATGGCGGTGGGTGATTGCTCACCGCTTTTTTAATTTCAATACATGGAAAAAGCTTCAAAAATAGTAAGTGCAGCCGTTTTAGGAAAAGACTTTGAAACGGTGTTTGTGAATGGTAAAGCCTACGTAATCCATCCTCCAACTATTCATAAGATAGCCGGTGCCGGATATTACCTCTCCGATTTGAAAGATGGGATTACGGTAATGGATATGCTTCGATCATTAAAGGATGTTGATACGGCTTCTCGCGCGCTCTCGTGGCTCATACAAGGCGATGAAACTCTGCATGAAGAATTGTCTCATGGAACATTCGATGAAGTGATAGAGGCTTTAGCAACAGGTCTTTCAATGATTTCTGCTGAAAATTTTTACAAGCTGTCAGTTTTAGCCAAGAACGTTGCTCTACTGACAGCAAAGCAACGGTCGTAGGAAACAACTGTTTACTGGGACAGATAGCAACGTTCATGGAAAATCTGCATCTGTCTTATGATGAAGTCGTGTACAAGATACCATATAGAAACATGGTTATTATGCAAAAGGACAAGCTCCATACTGTGTACGGAGAAGTTATGGAGGAAGTATCAGAAGAAGAATTTTTCAAAACCAAGGATAAGAACCCATTAAAACAATAATATATGCCGAAGCTCGTATTCCGTGTGGCTTCCGATTGGGAGGAAGTCGTAAAATTAAGAAATGAGATAGCTAAGTTAAAGCAAGAGTTGAAGGGTATGGATAGCACACAGTCTCCTGCCGATTTTAAAACACTCAATACCCAGCTTGCTGCATCCACGCAACGAATGGATGAGTTGGTAACGAATGCTGCTAAAGCTGGTGCGGAGATGGAAACTGGCTTCAAGAGGAAGATATTCGCTGCTTCACAGTCTGTTAATGGGTTTACTGAAAAGATTATCGCTCAAAAGGCAGTAGTTAAGGATGTGGAAGCCGATGTTAAGCGTCTCGGTGATGCTTATCGCACTGCATTGAAACGTAATCCATTGTCTGCAAACAGTAAATTAGCTGAATATACATCTGCAAAAAAGGCTCTTGATGAAGAAAAGTCCGCTTTGTTCGGATTGACACAGGAGCAAGCGAATGCCCGACTATCTGTGAAGAAACTTCGTGACGAGTATTCTCTTTACAAGGATGATGCAAAAGGTATAACAGAGGTTAATAATGGGATTACTATTTCATGGAAGCAAGCATTAGGTGTTATCGGTGGTGCTGCTATGCTAAAATCCCTTGTTTCTGATATTACTCATGTAAGGATGGAAATAGATTCGGTGGAAAAATCTTTTGCAGCTTTATTAAAATCAGAAGACAAAGCAAAGGAGATGATTGGAGGTTTAAAAGAACTTTCAATCAAAAGCGGATTAAATACCTATGGAACAGCTCAAACACTTCTCGGCTTTAATGTTGATGCAGAGAAGATACTTCCAACATTGAAAAGCATAGGAGATATAACAATGGGGAATAATGAGAAGTTTTCCTCAATGACACTTGCCTTTGCTCAGATGTCTGCCGCTGGCAGACTGATGGGGCAAGACCTTAATCAGATGATTAATGCGGGTTTCAATCCTTTGCAGGTTATTTCTGAAAAGACGGGTAAGTCCATTGCTGTTTTAAAGAAAGAAATGGAGCAAGGTGCTATTTCATCTGAAATGGTAGCGGATGCTTTTGCCACTGCCGCTGCCGAAGGAGGTCGTTTTTATAATATGCTCGAAAAGCAAAACACTGGAATTAGAGGCGAGAAAAACAGACAGAGCGCAGTAATTAAGGAGAAATTGAATGAAATAGGCGAAGCAAATGAGAAGATTATAGCAGGTTCGTATCGCGTTACCACTTTTTTGATCGAGAACTATGAGACTATCGGCAAAATATTGGTTGGGCTTGTAGCTACTTATGGAACGTATAGGACTGCCGTAATGTTGGTTACTGCTGCCGATAGTAAACATACTCTTGTGGAGATTGGGCTTACTAATGCCCGGATATTGGCACGAAAAGCACAACTTGCATTGAATGCTGCCATGCTCACTAATCCTTACGTGTTATTGGCTGTTGCTGTAGGAGGGCTTGCTACAGCAATGTGGGCAATGTCTGATAGTACAACTGCTGCTGCACGTGCCCAAAAGGAATATAACGACATTAAAGATACAGCATCTAAAAAAGAACAGAAACATAAACAAAAGATAGAGGAACTTCTTACAGCTGCACGCGATGAAAGTTTGGCAACTCTCACCCGTCAAAAATCTTTGGAGGAACTCCGAAAGGAATATCCGAAAATCTTTGGACAATATGATATTGAGAAGTTAAAGTTGGAAGATATTCTGAAATTGAAACAACAGATTAACGAAGAGGATTCAAACCGCTCTGTTCAAGGTAGAAAAGATGATTATACTTCTCTAAAACAAATGGTTGCTAACCAACGGAGATATTTACAGCTGTTTGACAATCCAGAGCTTCGCAAAAATATGTCTGATGCCGATATGCAAATATGGAAAATGTTTGCAGGTAAACAGTCCTACGTGCAGGTACGTGAACAGATGGGGAAAAACTCCGAACTACTAAAGAAGTATCAGAAAGATGTATTGGATGATAATATCTCCGCTTATAAAGCCAATCTTAAAAACTATTCTAAAGAAAGATTAGAGGCTGAATTAAAAATGGCCCAATCTTCTGCATCAAAGCGTAATGGTTTTAATGTTGATGGAATGATGGTCAAAGGTGGGGATTTAGAAAGTATTATCTCATCTATAAATGGCGCGTTGTCAGAAAAGAAATCTCCTAATACCTATAAGCAAGATTACGAGGAAGCTAAGAAAGATTGGGAGGATGCCCAAAAAGACCTATCTGAAATAGAAAAGGATAAATCTAAGTTTACCTCAAAGCAATATGAAGAAGCTAAGAAACGGAAAGATACTGCTGAAAAGGCATATAAAGATTTGGGCGGTATTACAGGTAGTTCATTAAGCAAACAAGAGAATCAATCCGAAAAACTCCGCCAGCAAACGGAGAAATACAATCTTCTCCTTAACAAACAAGCATTAGAGCAACAACGTTTTGCCGAAGACTTACAAATGAAAGTCGATGAATCCCGAATCAAAGCAATGAATGAAGGCTCAAAGAAAACCATTGCCCAGATGGAACTCAACTTTGAGAAAGAGATGCAAGCTATTGATCGGCAAAAAGAGGATGCTTTACGTAAGAAAATAGAAGATGCCCGCTCTGCTTTTGAGTCTAATCCTAAAAACAAGGGAAAGTCGTTTGATGCTACCGGAATCGAATTGTCGGATGATGAGAACAAATACTTTGACGAGCTTTATAAAGCTGCCATCGCCAATAATGAAAAGGCATATTCCGAACTCGCAAACCAATATCTTTCATATACAGACCAACGTCTTGCAATAGAAAAGAAGTTCAATGATGATGTTGCTTTGTTGCAAGAAGCCCGTAAAAGAGCTGAAGCAAAAGGCGATACGGATGAGGTAGCAAAGATAGACCGCAGTATTGGTAAGCGTACAGAAACAAAGAATGAAGACGTTTTCAAACTCGATGCCGAACAATTCAAAAAAAGCATGAATTGGGAGCAAGTTTTTGGCAACCTAGATAAGGTTTCTACCGATACATTGAAAAAGTTGAAGTCCAATCTTAAAGACTTTATTTCAGCTCAAAAAGACCTTTCTCCCGAGAACCTGAAAGAGCTTGTCGATGCTATTGAGAGGATAGATGATAAAGTTTCAGAGCGTAACCCCTTCGAAGCGATGAGCACTTCTTTCAAGTCGCTAAAAACGGCCACCGATGCGGAACGCGAAGCGCAGGAAGCATACAACAAGGCTCTTAAAGAAGACACAGACGAAGAGAAGAAGAACGCTAAAGCCACCCTTGAAAGTGCTAAAAACAACAAGCAGAAAGCCCTGTCGGAGGCTACCACTGCATTGCATAAAGGCGTGGATGAAATCGGTCGGTATGTCGAAGCTGGCAATCAGGTTATCGGCATTATGGAAACACTTGGGGTAAAGACACCAGAATGGTTGGAGGGCGCGATGTCTGGCTTTGGTGAGATGCTGAACGGTCTTGAAAAGATGGATCTCACTAAGCCGATGTCGATTGTCACAGGTGGTTTGCAGACGATAAAAGGGGCATTAACGAGTGTAGTTTCTTTGGGCGGTCTTATTCCAGGATTCGGAGGTGCCGATTACTCCCGTTACAACAAGATGAAAGAAGAATATGACACCCTTGTTGATGTATGGGATACGCTTATTAGTAAAAAACAGCAGTATATTGATATATCCTATGGTGATGAAGCGCGCAAAGTCGGGCAAGAAACATTGGATCTACTGGATAAGAAGGCAAAAAGCAATGTTACACTTGGTCTAGAAAGGCTTAATGCCGGTGCAAGTATCGGCTCTCATTCTATTGGCGTTCGTCAGCGGAAGGGAATGTCTAAAGAGGGATGGGATGAACTTCGTAAGGCAGCGCAATCCATAGGGTTCGACTACAATTCGGTTGCCGATGGTCGTATGACCGGACTGTTTGACCTTACCGCCGATCAGTTATCCGAATTGCAGGATGAAGCTCCTACATTTTGGGCAAAATTGGACGGTGATGTTCAGGAATACCTTCAAAATGTCATTGACTGCAATACGGAGATAGAAAGCATGAAGGACAAACTGAACGAAACCATGACCGGTGTCTCTTTTGATTCTTTCTATGATAGTTTTATATCCACTCTTTCAGATATGGATAAGAGCAGCAAGGATATGGCGGATGATTTCGGGGAATATCTTAAAACTGCAATCCTCTCCAACCTGGTAGCGAATAAATATCGTGATAAGATTGAAGCGTTGTATAATGATTGGGCTAGTAAATCCGATTCGGATGATGACGGCATATTTGATCTTACCGCAGAGGAATCCGAACAATTAAAAGCTGCCCAACGAGCCTTGGCGGAGCAAATGATGGCCGAAAGGGATGCGATGGCCAATGCTTTTGGTTGGAACTCCGGTAAATATTCTCAATCATCCTCTAAAGGAGGATTTCAGGCTATGTCGCAAGATACCGGAAGCGAATTGAATGGACGCTTTACCGCCTTGCAGATGGCAGGTGAAGAGATAAAGAGTCAGAACGCCCTTCAATCTCAGTCTTTGAATATTCTAACGATGAAAGCGGATGCCATTCTCTCGGTAAATACAGAAACGAGAAACATTGCAGATGATACACGGGACTTGATAGCAAATTCCTATCTTGAACTTGTACAGATATCAGAGAATACAGGAGCTATCGTGAAGCCTATTCAGCAGATTCAGAAAGATATAGCGGAAGTAAAGAAGAACACATCTAAATTATAAATT